TATCAAATATTTGAGTAAAAGGAAAATCTATAAATGTATAATTTTCTTCTTTTGCATTTCTCTTAAATCCGTAAGACAATCTCATGTAACTTTGTATAAACGCTAATTCATATGGTTTAGCAGAGGACATAAATCTTAAATATTTTTCATGTTCTGCTTGAGTTAATGTAGAGTCTGATAAAGTTTGATCTAAATCTATTTTATCAAGATGATTTGCATTTATAGATATTATTTTTTCTTCATCTACGTAATTTCTTCTAGATAAAAAATTATTAAACTCTGCTATATTGTTAAATTTTTGTTCTAGCAATTTATAGGTTTTCTCTGAAAACTTTTTATCATAAAACAAATTTGCTTCTATAGATCTCTTCGGAGTTCTTGGAATAAAAGGAGTAATAAAGTCCGTTAACCAACCTTGATGATTTAAATTACCTACTGGAAAATATATGTTAAGGGAATTGCTCATATTTAAAATCCATATAAATTTAATACGATATCAAGTGGTAAAGGTATATTGACAGTATCACCAACTTTTAAATCTGCTTCTGTTCCTAATTTATTAAACAATGCTATTAACCACCAATATTGTGAGTCACCATAATATTTAAATGAAAGCTTGTATAATCTTTTACCTAACGCCCATGTTTCTGTTGCATAAGTAACGTTTAATAATTCTTCATCAGTTGGTTGTTTTATTGTGGTTGTCGTATATTGAACAAGACCAGTTGGACCAAATCTACTAGAAAAAACTTTCTTATAGTCTTCATCGATATTTTTTGTTTTATCTGTTTTTCTATATCTAGATATTGCCATTATCTAACCGCCTGTAATATATTAATGGGATTTGTTACGGGTTCGTTTCCGTTTGCTGATTTAACATAGCCTGGTAAAAAACTGTGTAAAACTGTCAACGAAAAATTAAGAGAATAAAGTTTCGGATATACTTCAAATCCATTTCCTCTAGCAAAAACACCTTTTGTTAAATCGTGTGATATTGACAAACCTCTTTCAAAATAACCCAACAAATAAGTTTTATCCTTTGAATCGTATATCAGATTAGAGAAAAAAACTGCAACTAATGGAGGAGATGCTATTATATTTGTTGTATCACTATATTTCTGATATATTGGATATGTATTTTTAACTAATATATTTAATTTTTTTGCAATTTCCTGGGAGTGAGCAAGGCCATTTGATGGGATTGAAAGATCAAATGATATTGTTCTTGATGTTCCTTGGTATACTGGTATTGGATCCATTCTACCGTAAACTTTTTCCGAATTAAAATTGGTATTGTAACTATCGTCTACTTTGCTGGTATAAGCAGGGAATGATACAGAATTTTCTTCAGGATTATTATTGTTTGGAAATTTAAAAACAATGTTATATCCGAGCATTTTATTCCGAATATTATTTTCATAATTTGGAGCAAATTTGCTGGATGTATCTTGACCTATTATTTTTTCTATATCAAATTCTAATGCCATATATTTTTATCCTTATTGACCTGTTGTTGCGCTTTGAACGCTTTCACCCGCGAGAATTTTACCAAGCTTAGGTAGCATATTTGCAACAACTTCGCTTGCTTTGGCGGACATTTTTGTTGCATCAGTCATATCTCTAATAGGAGTATTTAACACATCTCCCACTGCACTACCAAATGCCTTTATGGATTCACCTGATATTTTTGCAACTCCTTCAACATTTCTCCTTGCAATTTTGTCTAAAAGTCCATCTAAACCACCTATCATTTTATATACTTGAGAAACTTGGTTAATATTCATCTGTTGTTCTCTTCTCATTCCGTCTGCCAAATACTTAACTGCTTCAGTTGTCTCGAATAAAGCATCTCTTACCTCTTGTAGGTCTTTTGTTGTGGATAGACTTACTGCTAATTTTTGTCTATCTTCTGACGTATAAGATTCTAATGTTGGTTTTGTCTCCAAAGCAGCTGTTTTTGCTCTAATATATTCCTGATTACCTGATAAAGTTGCAGCCGCGTCTTGAACTGACGTTCCTAGAAGACCAGCAAATTGAGATGCTATTTGTCTTTTTGCTGTTTCTGACGTAAATGTTCCATAAGTTTCTCCCGCTTTTGCCATTGCTTCTGATAGTAATTTTTGTTTTTCTTCTGGACTTGCTTCAAGAAACGCTTGTGGATCTATTGAAGCGCCAAATTGCATAAGAAGTCTATTTATTTTTCCTATCTTTTCATAACCAGATGCAATGTCATCAAACTCTTGCATGTTGCTTATTACTTTTGAATATTCAACACCAGTTCTTTTTGCATATGCTTCTAAACTAGAAAAGGCTTGCAATGCTCTCTCTGAGGACATTGTTGCAAAATAATCTAATTGACCATTAAACGCTTGAAAAACCTTGCTTGCATCTTGCCCTGTTTTCTGGGCAAATCTAATAATAGAATCAGAAAATTTATTTGCTCCGACAACTCCTTCTCCAAAAGCGTCATTAACTAAATTAACAACCTTTGCTGATTCTCCCATCTCAATTCCAAATTTTTTATTAAATGCCAACAATTCTTGGATAGACTTTCTATTATTATCAAAAGAAGTTGTAGATTCCTGATTTACTTTTATAGATGAATTAATTTGAGCCACAGCTTCCGCTGCTGCATCTTTAAGCGACGTATAAGAAATCCCCATCATTTTTAATTCATCTGCTTGTTTTCTAAGGTTTGTAATTACTTGTTCTTCTTGACCAAGTTTGTTCATTCTGACTTCAAACTCTTGAGCAGATTGAGCAGCGGCAGTCATGAGGGGAGCAAGATTTTTAAACGCAGTTCCAAATTTACCAGTTACCAGTTCACCTAATGATGCAATAATTTTTGTTTCTTTTTCTGTAACAGCCGCTAAAGTATTGATTCCTGCGCTTAAATTTCTAATTTCTAAAGCAGCTTCTTTTCCAAACTTTGGTAAATTAGTCTCAACAGCATCTGCAAATAATTTTAATTTTAAAGTTGTTGTAGCAAGACTTATCGCTCCGGCGTTGCTTGCTTCACTAAATTTTTCAAGAGCATCTGTTAATGGTATAAGTGTTTGAGCGCCCGCACCTGCTTTTTGTATAGCATCACCATATCCTTCTGTTGCAGTTACAGTAGCTTTACTAAGAACGCTTTTAACAAAATCAACAATTGTATCTGCTAATTCACTACCGGTTGCTGGTGGAGTTGCTGGTGGAGTTGCCATTATTTATCCCTCTATTATTAATTATTCTCTTTCTAAATTTTTTGATTTTTCTTCTATCCATTTTTGAAAAAACCAATTTCTAAGAACAATTGGTAAAATATATACTTCTTCAAAAGACCAATTCATATATGTTTTCATATAATAAATTTTTTCATAGAGAGCATTTATATATTCAGTAGGAAGATACATAAAATCATAAGTCCGGCCAAAAAAAGTTCGCCAAAATAGGCACTTCTCCTTCATTCAGAGTAGAACATTCTGAACAATGTTTTGAATATTTAAATTCAACATCTGGAGTTAACATTACATATCTTTTCTTTAGGAAAGCAGAGTCTGCAATTGGCATATTTGCAATAAAACTAACAATAAATTCTATGTCCGTATCTCCATTTACAGATACAAACATCTGGCGATATCTTGTTAACAGGGATTCTGGTGGTAGATTATTTTTTGATCTTTTTTCTATCGCCTTGGTAATCATTTGCTCGTCTTCGCTCGTTAAAATTTTTAATTCAACTGTAGCTTTAGACTTTGGAAGAGTTATTAAAATTGTTCCATTTTCTGTAATTTTGCTAAATTCATCTTCTTTTATTTCTTTAGATTTAACATTCTCTAAGGATTCTTCTTGTTCGTTTAAGTGACCACATTTTGTACAAACAAACGGAAATTTGTATTCTGCTCCATAAGCATTCTTTCTTGCATTAATTAATATTGCTGTTTTATCTCCAACTAATAAATCATTTGTTCTAATATTTTTATCTACTAATAATGATTCTATTACTCTATCAATAGCAACCCCTTCTTTTTTTAACGATGGAGAAACCAATAAATCTTCTTCTCTCGCTGTCATATATTTAATTTCTAATTTTTCTAAACCGTACAAAGGAGAATCTTTTGAATAAAATTTTCCCTGAGATGGTAGTTCTACAAAATCAGTTGGAACTTGGTAGAACCCGGCTGGTCTTGAAAAAGGTTGCTGATTACCAAAGTTATTTGGTAATCCAAATTTATTCACATTACTCATTTTTACCTCTTATTAGAATACCCCTAGTATTCTTGAAACAGCATCTTCTTCGGCATAAACACCTCTAAAGCCATAGGATGCCCAATCATAACTTACTTTCACAGAAATTTTAGATATTGTTTCACTGCCGTAACTAAAATTATCTGGTGTAACACTTGTTATGAATGCATTATTTAATTTCCAACTTTCATAAGTTTTTCCTTCTGTATCCAATGATCTTATTTCAACAGTTCCCAAAGAATAAGAAAGTTTTTGTTTTGATAAATCTAATACAGTTCCTTCCGATGGTCTTCTAGAATAACCATTATTTGGACCATTATTAGCAAAGTTGGAAATATTTTCTCTTATAGTAAATAATGCATTTGGAAGAACTAGATCTCTATCCCCAGTTCCTATGCCCATCGGACTTGCATAGTAACTTGAATTATATATCTTCTGCATAAAATATCCAAGAGTGGAAGTTATTAAATCATCATCAATAATTTGTATTATGTTAAATGTAACTTCACCATTCCAATCTAGTTTAGTTGGATACTTGAATTTATACTCTAACATACTAACAGTTTCTGTTCCAATTGAAAAGGATGGAGCAGTAACATCTTGTATTAAAGCAGCATCAATGCCTTTTATTCTCAACAAAAAACGATATACTTGTTGAGCCTGTTTACCATTTGTTAATGAACTTTTATTAGAAAATAGGGGCATTCTTACCTCCTATTATTTTGGGAATGCTGGTGGGTTTCCTGAATCGCCTTCTCTTAGTTCTGCCCAGTCATACTTAAAGGTTACAGAAACTTCGAGTAGTTTTTCGTCATCATAACTTGCAGTTCCAAAATCAACTTTAGAAATCCAAGGATTATTAAGAACCCATGTTTCAAAAGTTGAACCCTCGGAATTTAATCTTTGTATTTTAATTTGCTTGAAGGGAAACTTTGCTTTTGAAATTGTTTTCTTATAGAATTCTGGACTCGTTGATGATTCACTGAAATTAGATGGATAAACATAACCAGCTTTTCTAATGTGATCGATGAACTTTTGAGCCATGTTATAGTCAATTGTATCAACCAACTTAATTGTAATATCACCTTCCCATTTCACACCACCAGGAAACTTAAATTCATGTCCAAGGAACTTATGTGTTCCACCATCATTAATTGTTAAAGATGGAACTCCTGTTGATTTTACAAAATAAGATGGAATTTCATTTAGATATAAAATAAATCTATATGATCTTTTTGGATCAAGACCTGATGCATCTGCTGCCCAAATTGGTTTAACTGGTGGCTGTGCCATATATTACTCTCCTATTAAATATTGAATGAAGCTCCTGATTTTGTAATAAAGAAGTCAACTGCAATGAATTCGATTGCTTTTGTTGGTTTCAAGAAAATCTTTGCATACAAGATATTTTGATCGATTAAATCTGGAGTTGTTGTTGTCTCATCTAGAATTAATCTATAATCCGTCAAACCGAATCTTGCTTTTACATCTGCAAGGAATGGTTCTGCTTGATCTTTAAAGTTGTTCCAAGTATCTTGAACATTTGGTTCAAATAGAACTCTTGTTGAGATTATGTTAATTCCTCTCTTGATGTAGAGCATTAATCTACGAACATTAATTCTGTCCAGAGCAGATGGAGTTGCCTGTAGTGTCTTCTGTCCAAAGATTACAATTCCTTCATTTGGGAATGATGCGATTGGATTAACGTTGACTGGATAGAGTTGATCTCTTTCTGCAGATGTTAATTTCTTAACAATGTTAACAACGTTTACGCCTGCATTGCCGGTTGATAAACCACCACGATTAAATCCTGCTGGAGCAAACCAAGGGGCTTGAACACTATCATTGTAGGACATTGCGCCGAGAGCAACAACTGATGATGGAATTGGAACAATCTTACCCGTTACAGAATCAGAAATTTGAACCCAAGGATAATATGTTGCAGCATAACTTGTATTTAAATTTCTAGCTTTCATTCTTGTAACAACATCACTAACAGGAGCAACTCTTGGAGTTGCTGTTCCTTGTGCGTTGTCACTTTTTTCTTGTTTGGTTACATAAGAAGCTAAATTGGCTCCTACTCCAGACGCATCAATAATTGCCATTACATCTGCTCTACTTTCTGCCATTTGTGCAGCATATAGAGTTAATGGCTCATAAGCTAATCCTGGAATGGTAAAGAGATTGCCTTGAACAAATTCTGGATCTCTTACCGTATCAATTGCTCTTCTGTATGTATTGTAGATATAGCTGTTTTGATCTGTTGAAGATCCGACTGTCATTGCAGAATTTCTTAGTGGCTCACCTTCCATAACGTTAAATCCATCAGTACCACCTTGGAAAGTGGTTGTGAAAGAATTTACACCTTCGGTGTTTAAAAGTTGTGCAAATGTACCACTAACAGCAGTATAAGAACCATTTATACCAGAATTTGTTTTTGACCCAGCAGTCCAAATAAAATATTTATTTTGCCAAGTGCTTCCTGTAAGCTGTGAACCGGTTACGCGAACATCGTCTAAGCTAAATGCCCAAGCATAAGATAAGCCACCACCTTCCATACCAGTATAAAATCCAGACCCAGTCAATGGTAATCTTAAAATATCATTAACGCCTTCATTATAAAGAATAGAAGAAGCAGCTCTTGTGGTGGCAGCTCCCCAATCAGCTAATTTGTAAGTTGTTAAAGAATCTTCTGATGAAGACACTCTTGTTCTTAATGATGGAAAATTAAATCTAAATGCTTGATCTGATGGACCACCACTGGCAGTTAAATTGACTGATGAAGTTTGTGCGAAACAACTTGAAGTTCCGTAAACAAATCCAACACCATTTGTAACGTTCGCCTGAGAAGCGAAAGTAGCAATGTCATATTTTAGCGGACCTAATACGCCGAACGGAATATCTCCTGCATTTGATACATAGTCAGGAGCCATTTCGACTCTGATAAATTGAGAATTGTTTGGATTCTCCCCAACTTCAGATAATATTCTATTAGATTCATCCCAACTGTAATATGTATCTCCAATTTTTCTTGCGATATAACTAGGAGAATCAGGATCTAGTGTACAACCGACAAAACTTTCTACAATAATTTTATTTGCATCAGTGTCATACACTCTTCGAACTTCAACATCAAATGTTCCATATTTTTGCGCATCATTTTGTGGAGCAATAATATTATTGATTGTTACTTTTAAATTGTTTCTTGTCCAATCACCATAATCAAGAGAAATAAATCTAAATAATTTCTTCTGATTTTTGGCTGAAAAGTCAGCTACAACTCCAGAAGATCCCTGACCAATGATCCAGCCTGTTCTAGCTGCATTGCTTTCATTTGCTTGTTTGTCTAATCTATTTTCAAATTTAATTGGTAAAATTATACCAACAGAATTTGTTAATACGCCATTAACCCCGTTTAGCGGATAAGAAGAAGACCCCGATATAACCATAAATGGTAATTCATTTTCAAAAGTTTCTCCTAACCAATATCCATAAAAAGAAGTACTTGTATTTGAAGGACCAGAGGTAGAATCTGTATTTGCATTTTGTGGATTTGTGTTAAACACTTTTCTAACAAATTTATCACTTGTTGGGCTAAAATCGAAATACTTAACAGTATTTGTATCAACTCCTTGACCAGAAGTTCCACTCATATATACAGAAAAAAGACCACTAGTACTATTAATCATAATACCATTATTTTGTTTTGGAGATGACGTACCATACAAAGTACCAGAGAGCACTGGAACAGTACCAGAGCAATACCAAACAGCAGCTAAACAACCAGCCATTATAACAGAAGATTCAGATGATGAAGGAAAAACAAATAATCCATAAGCACCTTTAGGGGCAGAAGGCGTTGGGCTTCCAACTGTCCATCCTGCTTTCCCTTGATTATTTAAACTTGTAGATTCTGGATTATCAGCTTGTGTTCCTAATAATCTTACGAATGTAACTGTTGGGTTGTTTGCCAACCAAGCTTGAGCAGCATAACCACCATATGTTGGACCAGAAGGAATACCACTTCTCCAAACATCTCCAGAAGAATCTCCACCAGCAACCGGTTCACCAAACGTTTGTACAAACTCATCGTAAGAAGCAACTGTAACAGGACGCATTGCTGGCCCTCTTTCTGCTCTACCAATGATGATTGGTCCAACTGATGCAGGAGATTCTGCAACTTGTGATTGATCTATTTCATTTAAAAAGATGCCTGGGGATGCAAACTTGAAAGCTTTTACTGCCATTTACTTTTCTCCTATGAGTAACTCCTAATAAATAGTTTTAAGAATCTCAAAATCATTCTCTATATGGAGTATCTGGATCACCATTTGTATTTATATCTCCCAAAATAGTTCTCTCACGATTGATCCTGACTTTTGCCGGAGTCTCTCTGTAAACAGTATTTGGAGTTGTCTGATTAGTATCACTCGTCGTTGTAAACCCTAAAACTTTAACTGTAAATTTGGATTCATAAATTTTTTCTGCCTCTCCTATGTCTGGAGAGTTTGTTGTAAAATTCATTGCTTTATCAACAAAGGCTTCATACTTAAAACCTCCATACCTCAACATAAATACACCAGCATTATATGGAACAATAATTCTTTGTAGCGGAGCCATCATTTCATTAATTTGCTGTATATAAATTGACTTCATTGACACTTCGTAAGTTATGTCATAATATGATGGATATGGAGTAAATACCCATTCATATACAATTTCATTATTATTAAACTTAAAATTTGGTTGACCATAGACTCTTTGTGATTTAGCATTAGCGAAGTTTTTTGTTTTATCTTGTTGTACTTTTCTCCAGAATCCAAACTGATTATTTTTATAATCTATGCCTTTTCTAAATATCCCTGGTAATGGACTTTCTGCTTTTGTTGTTAATGCCATTGTAGTTCTTGCTAATTGAATTTGTGGAAAATCTAAAAATCCATTATTATCTCTATTATCTCTTTCTTCTTTAATTTGAAATGCTCTTTCTCTTGTAAACCAAACAACAGGAACTTTCTTAATACCTTCGTTCGTTGTGGCATGAACATCAAGAGTTTCATTTAACCAAGTAAACATTGCCATATCAATTGTTTCAAAAGTAGAAACTGGTGTTGGATTGTCTTGTTGTTTATATGATGTGTCCATTTATATACCTTTATTGTGCGTTGAATAGACCCTTTCTGCTCTTAATACATGTTGCTGTTATTTCTACTCTGTTCTCTGTTTGACCATAAGGAGAAGGTGGTTCGGATAATTTTACAATCTCGTAGAGAACTCCATTGTGTAGAATAAAATCACCTTCTCTAACATAAAGATCCTGATCTTCTGTTAATCTTCTCTTGTGGAAATGAACTGTCATCGTTGTATCTTTTTCTAAACCAAACTTATCTACTTTTGTTTCTATGTACTTGCCAGAAAATTCAACAAAGGCGTATACTCTAACTGGTGGAAGAAATGTCTTTGTTATTGCTTCACCATAAAGAGGATGAAAATCTGTTGAATCAATATCAATTGGATAATAAAGAATAGGTTGACCACTAACTCTTTCAGCGACCTCTGTAACTATTTGTTTATTAAAGTCTCTCTCCGGTTGGTTAATAAACATCGGAGGCGGAGGAGCTGCTGGTTGTGTAAACTGATTCTTTTTTGCCATTTAATTATCCTACAAAGATTGGTAGTGGTGCGTATTTCATTGTTTCCGCAGCATTCTTGGCTATGCTGGCTTGTGTTTCTGTAATCTTGGTATATGTTAATTCATCAAGAACTTTAACCAATTCATCTCTTAATGCAGTCTTTTCTTTCTCGGCTTCACCTAATAAAGCGGTTGCATTAAGAGTGATTGTAACTCCTGGAGATGGAACATTTCCTCCAAACTTACCACGAATTTGACCAAGCATTTCTTTTGACAAAGCTAATGCATATCTTCTGATCCATTGCTTTCCTATGCTATTGATGTTAGTATAGGGTATATTCTCGAAAGGTAGAGTGTTTAGGTTATTGATGCCACCAATACCATCATTTGAAGTTCCTGCTTCCCAAGCGTCGGGAACGATGTAAAATCTAAAATACATCTTTGTTACGTCTGTAACTGCTGGCACTGGATATAGTCTTAATTTGTTGTCCACAATCTCATAAGAGTGATGAGAAGTTCTTGTATAGATTGAATCCTCATACATCATAGCTTGAAGCTTATTCTGCCAAGTGGGAACGACTTCAAACGTAGAATCATCGGTATACATACCATAGGTTGTCATATTACCAATGACATTAATACCACCGTAATAAGCAAAGAATCTCCACATAGCTCTTGGAGTTACATAATAAACTTTTGTTACAACTGCTCTTTTGCCAACTAAATTTGATTTTCCAGCAGCAGTTAATGCTTCGTCTGCTGCTGCTTGTAAATCATAATCTTGAACACTTGAGGTTAAATTAATTGATGCTGAATAAACAGGAACATCACCGCCAACCCCAACAGAGGCTCCAAAACCTTTGGCAACATTTCTTGGTAGTTGTGCTTGGAATCTTGGAAACTTTAATGCAACGTTTGAGCCGGTTGGACCAGACAAAAGAGAACCCTTATGATCAAAAGTTCCTGTTGTTGCACCAAGCATATTTGGTAGAGAGTTCTTTGCTTGATGAATGTTTACAAGGTAGGAATATTCCATACAAGCGGCTTGGTAAGCAGAAAATACATTTTGATTTCTTAATTCAATATCTAATACATCGCCGCCTAACATTTTATAAACAAAGGCAACTTGCTCCGCCGCTCCAGTCAAGAAGTATTGATCTGTTGTGTATATGCTGAACGGATAGTTTGAAGCGGTTGAAGCTTCTGTTGCTGTTGCGGAAGATGATAATCTTACCGTTGTTGTCGTTGATGCCGGGGTGATTGTTGGTAATGCCATAATTTATTTCTCCACTTAACTAAATAGTGTTTATTGTCGAAATAATAATTAATAATATTTCCCATAATAAAACAACTTTCGGGATTCTTTCTCTTACGAACAAGATTTCTATTTAAAACGGCGCTGGCATATCCAGAACCGCAAGTGGTATTTAATCCAGCATATCCACAATTATAGGCCGCAAGAGCATGATTCATATCACCTCTCGCCTGCTTATGCCAATATCGAAGCATTCGCACGCCAATGATTCGATTGAGATAAGGAATTTTTAAATAAGGTTTTTGTATTGGAGAATATCTTCTATCTATCTGCATTAACCCAACACAATAACCATTATCTCTTACAGAAGCTACACCTCTCGATTCCTGAAACTCAACTGAATCAATTATTTTGTTGCTTATTACTGGATCTACTGGTCTACAAGAGAACAATAAGCTGATCCAGAAACTCAGCTTAAAAATAACTAACATTACTATAAATAGTTTGTTAAATCAGTTTGGACTTCGCCGTTATAGATTTTAGAGTTGGAGCAACCTTTTTATCTTTTGTTGTCAACTGTATTTCAACTTGTAGCATGTTGCCGATAATATTTGCCTTGGTAAGATCATAAGGAAATACTTCTGGCGGAAAATCAATAGGCTCAGACCATTTAGCATTTTCTAGTTCTACTTTTGTATTGCCCGCTCTTAATCTAAACCTCAATGCTGTCCCTTCTGGAAGATCCGCTTCTGCTGAAATTGACTGCCACACTTGTTTCATTGTGGAAGTTGTTATTGGGTTTGATGATACACTTCCAAAGAATACTGTGCTGTATTGACCTTTTGGCGCAGTAAAGTAGTTTAGAGTATAACCAGTCATGTCTGAGTATGTGTATGGAGATGAACCAACTGAAACAGTTCCTACCGCAGACATTGTATTTGGATCCATCTTTGTTGCGCTTGAACCACCTTGATTTACGACCCAAACAAAACCATCATAGTCAATAGCAGCACCGACAGGGCTTCCTGCTCCCTTGATAAAACCTTCTACTTGTGGTGGATCAACATTGCCATTTATTTTTACTGCCCCGCCTGAACCATCTACGGCGACATAAGTATAACCATCATTTGATGTAGCAACACCACGACCACCACCCCAGTTCATGTTAACGACCTTCCATTGTAATGTCTTGGGATCATAAACAGATGCTTTGTTGCCCGAAGCAACCCACAAACGACCATACTTATCTACATTAAGCCCGTAAGCACTAGCAGGGAACTTTAGTTGTGGTAAGGTATTATTCTTTGTAACGACTTGTGTCAAAGGGTCTATCATGACCAGCGTGTTGAACTCACCTTGCGCCCAGATCATTCCCTTTTGGTCAATTACTAAACCATAGGGCGATACACCCAATGGAATTTCCGTCATCGTTGCGCCAGTGTTGGCATTAAGACGAACCATTGTTTTTTGGTTCCAATAACCTATCCATACATGATTTTCTTTATCTACAGCGGCACCTCTAGCATAAGATCCTTTGCCGGGGTTTACAATAAACTTGATACACTCATCATTGCCTATTGGCTGTGAGCTTGTCGATGTTTCAATAATACCATTGCCGTTTTTATCAGCACATTTTGTTTTATCTGCGATAATTTTTGTTACGGCACCATCGCCACGGCAAGCAACCCAAACATTTCCCTCAAGGTCAACAGAAGTTCTTGAAGGGTCTGAGCAAACTTGGAATCTACCAACTTCTGTAATGGTCTTACAATCAACTTTGGATACAGTGTTATTTGGTGAGTTTGCGATCCAAATAAACTTCAAGTTGAGCGAGATCGCTGATAAATCAAGAGTTACATTACCTTGTGGATCCAAACCAAGCCCTGTAGCATTTTCACTATTTAGATTCCATCCTTTACCACCAGAACCAATAGTTTGTTGATTACAAGTTAGATCACAATTACCACAAGTTGATTTTACGCCCTCGTCTGTTTCGCCATCGCAGTCGTTGTCTTTGAAGTCGCAGAGTTCTGGTGCTGGTCCAATGCTCCCGCTACATGCTTTCCAGAAGCCGTCTGTACATAATTGCTGACCTTTTTTACACAAGCCTTTTCCTACTGTCGCTGGATCGTATTCATAACACGATAAAGGCTTGCCAGAACAAGTACAGCCTATAGTTCCAGCCTTTGAGCAATCTGGGCATACATCTCCAAAGTTTGGATTGAAGTCATCGCAATCAATACCAAAGTTGCAGTTTTCACCAAACCCATCGCCGTCTTCATCAATACATTCAGGCTCTTCTGTGTCCTCTACAGGAGGCTCAACATCTTCGACCGCATCTTCTTCTACTTCTATTATTTCCGTATTTTCTAGGTCATTTTCCGCGTCTTCTACCTGTGTATCTTCCACTGGTTCTGTGTCTGATTCAATAACATCTGGTTGTTCTATATCTTTAACAATGATGGTGGTGTCTTGCTGTATGTCAAAGCCAATGCCCCCTTGAATAGTGGGCGCTGCTGTCTCTTGCGAACAGGAGACTAAAAATAAAAGCGGTATTATTTTCTTTAACATATTATCCTACTTTTTGAGAATTTCTATTCTTATGCCTTTTGTTTCAAGCGTGTTTGTTAGAACAATATCTTCTTTACTTACTCCACGCTCTGCAAACCAAGTTGCTAATTTTTCTGCCTTTTCTTTAAGAATCTTATCTTCACTATAAATTATTTTAATGGATGATTTTAATACTTTATGAACCTTTAATATGTTTTCCAAGTATCCTTTTGACTCAACATTTAATTGAGGTTCTACTTTAGTTTCCTCAACTTTAACTGGTGGATCTGGTTGCTTAACTGGGGTTGCTGGTTCTGGAAGTTTAATAGGTTCAACAACTGGTTCTGGTGTTTTCACTGCTGGCTTTACTTCTACTGGTTTCTCCACAACGGGAGCAGGAACCTTCTTTGGCGAAAAGATTTTTTCAAAGCCCAAAGTTAAACTATACGATGGAACAAAAGAATTCTTTGATTCTACAGAGGGAGAGAATAAAACCTGTGGCTCAAAAAAAAATCTTGCTGATGAAAATAGATCCGTTGAAAATCTTAAGGACGAAGAGAAACCTGTGTCAGAGTCAATTTTATCTGTGTATCCAGCGGTTAGAGTATTGACAACAAAGCCGGGCTTTACAGAAACTCTAAAATCATAAATTTGATACTGAACATTTAGAGAGGTAATAATAGTTTGATTTTGCAAACTTGTTCCAAACCTTTCATTTACTTGGGCAGACAACCAGCCGTATCCAAGCATTAAATCTGGACCAATTCTAAAAGAAGGGCTGGCATCAAACAGAAATGATCCATTCAATGCCAACCCACCTGAAAATTCTGGAATTAAACTTTCATGTTTTGAAACTGCTCCTAACTGATCCTTTTCGTCAAAAATCCTACCATAGCCACCAAGCCCAACTGTTGCTTCCCAAGCATTGGCAGTATTTGATAATAGTAATAAAAAGAGAGTTAAGAGCAGTTTTTTCATTGTTATAAATCCTTACAAATTAATTCTTGACCAGTACAATCTGGTGTTGCAGTAGCACAATACATAGTCAAAGCATCTTGCCCACAACCAGCTCTTGTCTCAAAATAACGAGCAATTGTTTTTTCTGGGCATAATACTTCTTGATCAACACCTGAGCCTAGTGTTCCTTCTACATTTAAAACTTCTGTCTCGCCAGTTGGTTTGCCAGCAACATCGAGTTTACCACAAACAACTTTTACAGAATTGAATAGAGTGCCTCCGGGTTTTTTGCCTTTAATACCAACAACAGCCCAACCACTCTTGCAAACTACAAGCGGAGTTGGAGTTGAAGGATCCCAACCAAAACATCCAGAACCACCTGATTTTTGTGTAGTTGTTTGAGTTGTTATGACAGTTCCATTTTGTTCAATTGTAACTTTACCACAAACGGCAGTTGTTCTAGTGGCTGTTTTTTGACCATTACTGAAATCAAAACCTAAACCGATTAAAACATCAGTAGCAGGGCAACCCATCTTTGGACCGACACCACCACCCATTCCTCCTAACATACCAGCAGTCACATCGCCAGTATATACGAAGGCAGGCAAAGCACAGCCAAACCCGCTTACACAAGCACAAGAGCCGTCTTTACAGACGCCTTCAGCACATTTTGTACCATCAACAGCATTTACGGAAGCACATCCATTTACAGCATCACATGAATCAACGGTGCAAAGATTAGCGTCATCACAAACCTTTTGAGCGCCAGCAATACATGATCCTGCCTCACACTTATCGTCAATGCTACAAACATTATTATCGCTACAAACATTTGTGTTATTCTCAAAATAACAACCTGATTCTGACTTGCATAGATCAGTTGTACATTCATTATTATCTGCACAACTTAATACTAATCCAGATTTACAAACAGTTTCGGAGCATAAATCATTCACAGTACAAGCGTCATTGTCGGTACAAGTTGCTACATTTGCTAAATAAACACAACCATTTGCTGGATCGCAAGTATTGTCTGTACAAACATTATTATCATCACAAATAGCAACTGCTTTTGATTTGCAAACAACACCCTCACAGGCATCATCTAATGTGCAAACATCGTTGTCTGTACAAGTCGCTTGATTTGGCAAATGATTACAAACATGAATTTCATCCTTACCAAATGTCTCGCAAGTATCATCTGTGCAAACATTTCCATCATCGCAATTAAATGGTTTACCGCCTACACATTTACCATCTTTGCAAATATCTTCTGCGGTGCAACCATCTCCATCGACACAAGTTGCATCAACTGGCAAATGTACGCAACCTTTATCTGCCTCGCAAGAATCTAATGTGCAAGATTCTAGATCGTCACAATTAATTTGAATACCAGCAACACATACACCAAGTTGGCATTGATCGCCTGCCGTACATTCATTATTATCGGAACATGGTGTATCAAATGGAACTTTAACACACTTACCTTCTTGGCAATCTGGTGCCACACAAGGCAAAGCTATAACGACACAATCGGTCGCCGTAACACATTCTGGTGGTGGAGCAACGTCCTGAGTTACATCTTCTGGTACATCTTGTGCATCTTGCGTATCTTCTGTGTCCGTTCCTGTAACGCCATCAGGGACAGAAACGTCAGCGTCATCGCTCCCACTGTCAGCGAGAACGTCACTTTGGGTACTGTCAGCAACATCGCTAACAACTTCTTCTGTTCCAGATTGCTCATCTTTTGTCTCCGTTACGTCTTGACATAAATTACAAACACCGCTGTCTCCAACAACTGCATCAGCACAATCGTGTTTTGTTTCTTTGTGTTCCCAACCTAAATCGTCGCCACATGCAGTCAACAATAATAAAGATAATAAAAGTTTTTTCATAGTTTCTCCTTTTGATAAATAGTTTATCAGAAACACAAAACCCCTGTCAAGTTTCCCTGACAGGGGTTCTGCTTAATTAACCCTTAGTTGATTAACCAATTAGGTCTTGGCAAACTACTAGGCCATACATGTCTGGACGAACCATCTTCTTGGCGTAGCGAGTCATTAGACCCTTTCTTGGTACAAAGTCTTCTGTACCGAAGATTGTTGGTGTAATCATTAGTGGGACGTATGGAGCGTAGACATAACCGCTTTCGAGGAATGCCTTGCCTCTACGACCAACTAGGATTAGGTTGCGTGGGAAATATGGATCAACATAAAGATCAAACTTCTTGCTGAGGCTACCAGCCTTGACTGCGCCAACTGAACCGCCCTTTAGGTCTTCCATGCTGACATCAGCGCGGAAACCAGAGGTGAACTCTAGGAGGTTAGCAACTTCTGGTGAAGTTACGAGGAAGTTTGCACCACCACGTCTTGTCTTTCTGTGGATTTGAGCAGAAACGTCATTGATTGTTTCAATGAGTGTTTCATACCACATGCTGACATTACCTGTGAAGTCTGGTGGGGCACCAACTGATGTGATGCTTGCACCTGTGTCACGGTTGACAAACTTACCTGGTCTACGGCTCCAGTACTTAGTACCAGCTGTTGCACCCTTAACGAGATCGTTGAGGATTTCTTGATCGATTTCAAGAGCAACGTGCTCGGAGAGGATGCTTGTTAACTCAACTTCGGCGTCAAGATTATGGTAAGCATTTAGGTCTTGACCTAATTCTGGTGACCACTTGGCCTTGAGTTTCTTGGTTTGAGCTGTTACAGCGATGCTATCAACTTTGATGTCAATCTCTGGAATTGTAAAGTTAGCCCCAGGAATATCCTGACCATTCAATGTTGAACCAGATCCAGCGCCTTCTAGACCATATAGATCGGTAAGAACAGAACCTATAGAATTACCAGTTGTTAATGTATCCCTAATTGCAAAAGTTGTTGATGCAATAGATGGGGCAACACCAACTTCTGAAATTGGAGCACCAGCATCTGTTTTAACAACTACATCTAAAGATTGGCTTACTGGACCCAATTTAGTTAGTCTTCTAACCAATGAACCAGAAATTGTTGAACCAGTAATGTTGATTGCTACTAGATTATTTCTATCTAGTTGATTCCAAGTTCCCAAATCAAAGAATAGTCTTAATTTTTGGTATGTTAAAGCAGAAGTGTCTGCAAGAACATCTGGATCGTATGCGACGAACGCTGCATCTGTTGAGCCAGTTAATGAACTACCTGTAGCAGTTGATAGACCAACGTCTGTCCAGCTGGAAGTTTGGTAAACAACAACCGTAGAAGATGCACCAGCCTTACCAGCGTTGCCATAATTCCAAGAATGATTAAGCACTCTTGAGCCAGTTACGCTTGAGAAACCGTTATTTAAAGAGTAGAAGCTCTTTTCTAGGTTTTGTACGCCACTTGCATCAACACCAGTTAAGCTAACACCACCAGTGATTTGGCTAGCTACAACGTTACCGCCGTAAATAGATTGGCCACCGACTGCACCAGCGAATGTTTTGTTTCCTGTGTCATTGCTATAGGTAAAATCAAGGAAGAAGATTAGACCGCTTGGGAGGCTCATTGGTTGAACTGCAACGAGTTCATTTGCAATTAGACCACCGAATACGCGTCTAACAATTGGGAATGCAACTGCTGCGAAACCTTCAACGTCACCTGCGGACATTGTGGAAGCTTCGCGGAGTAGTTCCTTTGCTTGATTTTCGAGAAGACGAGACATGGTTGTCTTTGTCATCTCACTATCGATTCCTTCTAGAAGACCTGTTCTTTCCCATTTCTTTGAGAGGGCAGCGCCTTCACGAAGGAGATTTCTTTCAACAATATTTTCTGTTAATCTTTCGACTATACTTGCCATTGTGTTTTCTCCTTTGTTAAAGTTAAGTTAATTATAAACCTGCTAACCGTTTCATACGTTCAGCAAAATCATCTTGCTTCTTAGGCTCCGCACGAGAGCCTCTTAGCAAAAGTGAAGAAGAACGTCTTTCAACTGCCTCGCTCAATGATTTGGGTGTACTTCTACTGGTTCCATCCCGCATTGTGCTTTTTAATGTTTCATAAAGCAATTTTACTTCTTCAGCTGTCTTGGCACCGTCAATAGATTCAGCAATTTTATTTTTTTGCTGTCCATTTAGGGAACTATCTGATAGCGCCTTATTAGTATATAGTAGCTTATAATTCAATAATCTTGATTCGTGCAATTTTTGTTCATATTTTTTAACTTTATCAGTTAAATTTTCAACAAGATTAATTGACTCTTTTAAACCACTTTTTAGTTTTTTATTAGATTCTTGAAGTTCTTCGACTTCTTGTTCTAATGCTTCAATTTGTGCTTGAACTTGCTCTAGCATGTAATCATGCTCTGCCTCTTCTTTAAACATACCGGTGAATGGAGATCTTTGACCAGATCTCTTCCAATCAAGTTTAATAGCTTCTTGTAGTTCTTCTTTATCCGAACCCTTAAGAGAATCTAGTAGATCTTTTAGTTGACGAGCAGAAGCATCAACCATATTCTTTGCACTACCTTTTTCGATAGACTTAGAGGCTCTCTCTAATCTTGAAATAATATCGTCAAGTTTAGACTTTTCTTTATCTGTTAAATCTCTTGCTTCATCTAAATCTTCTTCCTCGTCCTCTGATTCTTCCTCATCGTCCTCTTCGGAATCTTCTTCGTCTTCCTCAGAATCTTCCTCTTCGTCGTCATAATAATATTCTTCGTCCTCTTCGTCTTCCTCGGAGTCCTCTTCTTCTTCGTCTACATCTTCTTCTGACTCTTCATCTTCAAAATCTTCTACGTCAGCGTCTGGATTATAGTCTTCTTCGGATTCTTCATCCTCTTCGTCTGTATCGTAATCAACGTGGAATCCTACATCGTCTTCTGTGCCATAAAGATCTTCATCTTCCATATCTTCGTCGTCTGTAAACTCTTCGTCTTCAATATCAATGTCCATATCGGATTCTTCGTCTTCTAGGTCAACACTACCTTCATCATTATAATCTTGTAAATCTGCTAATTCATCCGAATCGGATTCCATATCTTTATCTTCAAAATCTTCATCGTCCATTTCTAATTCGTCTTCATCTTCGAATTCTTCGTCGTCTAGTTCTTCGTCTTCTTCTGATTCTTCTTCATTCTCATCATCTTCTTCTTCTGAGTCTTCATATGGAAAAGAATCTGAATCGAAATCATAATCATCGTCATCATTCATTTCTTCTTCAATCTGCTCTCTAAGAGAAAGGTTTTTAAGTTCTTGTAACGCCATTTGTTCTGGTGTTTTTTTATTATCTTCAAAACTAAATTCTGACAAAGAATCTAAATCTACCTCAACAAGTCCTGTTGGGAAAATTTTATCTTCAATTACTTCTCCGTCTTTAAAAGCATAATTTAGTTTATCAAACATTGAAGATTTATTATCTGAGTCTGACTTTGCTTTTTCTGGATCAACAGGAGCAGATCCTGGCATGGTCATACCGGGCATAGGAGCAGCCGCAGGAGCAGCACCAAGACCGGCCATTGGATCAGCAGCGGGAGCAGCCGCAGCGGGATCAGCTGGAGCAGCGGCTTGTTCTAGTAGTTTTTCTATCTCACCTTCAAATTCATTAGAGTATTTCTCGATAATGGACTGTTGGGCGTTTTTAATTGCTGCTTCTTTTAATTCTTTAGCATCTAGAATTGCTTGCTCTAACATTGAACTCATATATGTTTCTCCACTTATTGTATAATAAATAGTATTATACTATCCAACTCCCAACGAACCAGACCAATTTGCTCCATTTGGTCCAGATGCTTGTAACTCGGATGTTTGTATTCCAGTTAATGCTGCATAAACAGAACCTGTTAAAATGTCTGCACTATCACTCAATAAAAAAACAGAGGAACACTTTACATCAAAAGTCACTATTGGATCAGAAGGAGAATTGCTGTCAATTACAAAATAATTTGTTCCAGAACCAGTAACTCCGTTTTGACTAAAACCTACTCTTAATTTTTTATTTTTATTTAAAAGGTGAATTGTTACATTCTTTGTTACATAAGGAAAGCTAATTTGCAAAGGAGCTGTGCCAAGAGCAGGAATTGCATTACTGCTTGTTGCAAATGGAATACCACTTACTTGATAAGACGGGGCATTTCCAAGCCCAGCATAAGGCCACTGTATATTTGACATATTTTAATCTCCTAGTTTCCAATAAATAGTTTAATCTTTCTTTTCTTTTGGTCTGTCGATTGCTTCTCTTTCTCTACGAAGTTTAGCAAGTACTTTCTTTCTACGATTCTTCAATCTTGATCTTTTTGCTGTTGGAGTTTCATAATATCTTCTATTTTGTAACTCTTCAACAATCTTTTCTTTCTTAACTTTATTAAGAAATCTTTTGATCATTTTATCTTGATGTTCGCCTAGTCTTAGTTTAACTTCGACATTAACTCTCTTGTTTGCCATAACGCCTCATTTAAATCCCTTTAATCCAGGGATGTTACTAAGGACTGATAAATCCAGTCCTGGATCTCCATTATCTCCTCCAAGATTACTTGGACTTGGTGCTGGTTCGATTCCTTCGAAGACATTCGCATATGCTCCATTTCCTATGGAGTCTGCTAATTTTCTTCTAACTTCGTTTATTTGTGGTTTTGCTTGTGGTTTAACTTGCTCTCTTGGTCTTAGAGGAGTTGGATCTCTTCTAGAAGATTCAGAGAAGGTAGTTTTATTACCTTTATTTACTTCACTAATAAGATTTGATAATAAACCTTCTTCTAAAAGCATCTCTTGGAGACATTCTTTTACAAGTGGTTTCATAATTTTTTTCATTTCACTTTTTGTCATATTAACCTTCTAATAAATTTTTTCTCAAAACACTATATAAATAGTTTTCATAAATCTGTTGATCTTTAAAATGCTTTAAATATTTTCTTATTTTCTTTTGTAATTTGCCTGTAAATCTTTCTTGTGGATGGTCTATATAATATTCTCTAAGATTATCGCCAAAATCTATATCTTTTGCTACTTTTTGTAGTTCTGTAGAATCTGATGTGGCGACCAATTCCATCGCTTTATCTATGCCAAAATTGCGAGCAAGCAATTCAGCAAACTCATGACCAAAAGCATCTAGTTCGATGTCTGCTCCTAAGTATTGTTTTCTATCTGTATCTGCTCCTGGTATTTGTCCCCAGTCTTCGTATTTTTGTTTTGCCTCTGGTCTTGTAATACCCATTTTCTTAGACAACCCAGTGTATTGCCTATCGTGTATTAGTTCGTGCCTAATTGCTGTTGCTATGCTGTGAATAATTTTATCTTTATTCATTAAGCTCGGATTAAAATCTTCAGAGGTTTCCGCAGTATGAAGTATCAACTGCATCTTACCTTTTTGATCTAATCCTGCTTCGGCAGCGATTAAATAATTATTTGGATGTTCGTTAGTCTGTGAGGATGGTTCCATTTTAACATCTGATGGATTTATCGTAGATACAACAACAGATAAAGGAACTTTTTTGGTTTTGAAGAATGTTTTTAATGCTTTTGATAATGCAGTAGCACTTTCTGTTTGTTCAATCTCTCCATAACCAGCAACTCTCACAGAATCAGTAAATTCATTATCTTCGTCTAGGAAATTAGAACTTGCTAAAAATTGTTCTAACTCCTTGTAAAGTTCTTTCTGTAATATTGCTTCATTCAGCATTATCACTCTCCAATAAGAATGTCGTTTATTGCTCTATAAATCTTATCGGATTTTGTAAAGATATTTGGTTCTTTGTGCTCTTTAAATAAGAAAGCACCAGTTGTGGATGGTTCTGAAACAAGGTCAAAGCATATTAATTGGAAGTCGTCTTGTACCATCGTAACTCCGCTTTGTTCTTTTGTTGATCCAAGACCGCGAGAAGAGACACCAAGTTTGACTCCACCTTTAATAAGATCTTTAGCGATTCTACCTGCTGGAGTATCTAATAGTCTTAGTTTGCCAACAACTTCATCGCCTTTCATCTCAATGTGTGTTACAATGTGAGAAGCATTCTTTAATTCAATAACAGAAGAATCTGGGTGGTCTAATTCGCCTAATGCTCTTTTTTCTTGAACAAGCTTTTTATAGTTTTCCACTTCTCTTTGGAGAGTTCTCTTTGGATAAACTCTGCCGTTGCCGTTCTTAGCATCTGCTTTTTGTAAACGGCCAGCAAGAATAACATCGCCAGCTTCAATCATTCTCTTATCGTCTTCTGTTAGAAGAGAAGAATCGTTATCAAGTTCAAGAAATTCTGTTAAAACATATTTATTCATATTATGGTGTTGCCTTAAATTTTGAAACAGCTGAAATTACTGCGAGAGCATTTGCTTGGTTCATCGTGGCAAATTTTCTTGCGTCATCAAGCAAACTATTTAGTTGTTTTAATGTAGAAGAATCAACAGGAGTTGGATTACCAACTTGTTCATTTAAATTTTTAAATCTAGAAACTTCTTCTTCAATAATTTCATTTAATCTTTCATATGATATTTTCATAGTCAGCACCCGCCCTTACAATTAGTTGGTGGTCTTTTCATCCACTTGTTTGTCCAGAGGTTGACTCCCTGATTTGATTTTAAAATTAAAGCCGTCATCGCTTACTCCCATGTTCAGTATGTAGCTTGTTCCTGAACTTAAGCACCCCAACAGGATAAAATTAATAAATGTCTGTCCAAAACTAAATAGTTCTGTATATGGCGAAATGCCACATAGGAACATTCCTACCCAAAATCCCATACACATAGGACACTTGAATAGTTCTCCAAGTTTACCTTTTGTTGGTCTTATTGGATTTAATATACTACCATAACAAAGTATTTGGGTTAAACCGTAAGAAACGAGAATAAAATAAATTAGTTGTAGCATTGTTCCTCTATTAAACTGAACCAACCAATAAACTATCTTTTATTATACCTTGCAATGATAGATGTCCTACGATTGGAGCATCTGGTGTTAAAGATGGATTATATGGTACGGTACTGTTCCAAGTTGTATTTATATTTGCTCCTACAAGTTCTACTGTTTTTGTAGTGCCGTCTGGTAATTTTATAATAACAGTTATTTCCATTTTATTGCTCCCTTATTTATTCTTTGCTTGTAATTCTGCCACAGTTTGTTCCAGTTTTTCAATCTTCTCTAATAAATGTTTTATTACTGCTGTGTGATATGGGATTACTTGGTCATAAGCGATTGTAAGTTGAACTTGATCTGGGCTTACAAATCCGTCTTCGTCAATCTCTTCTTTCACCTTTTCATTTTTAATTGCTCCGACTAAATGGTCGAATCCGGCTTTATGAGTTTGTTGTGCAGAGAAACCTGTTTTTAATCCTTTATCTTCGCCGTCTTTCCAAGTAAACTTGATAGGCTTTACATTGTTTACCAAATCAATGGCTTCTTGTAGCGGAATTTCTCCTTGTATGTCTTTTAATCTTTCATCAGATGTTGCATCAAGTTCTGAACATTGAATACGATTATCGCAATATAAAGTATATGGTGCTGTTGTGCCGCTTAATGGTCCACCAGCACCACCGGCAAAAACATAACCATAACTACCTATGGTGTAAGTTTTGCTACCATACATACTTACGTATGCAGTTGCGGTTGTAGAAGAACCCATTGTGATTGCAGTTGCTGCTGCTCCACCAGAAACGGGACTTTGATTTCCTATAATAATTGAACCACTATTCGCATTAATCCACAATGATTGTCCAGTGCCTCTAGAATGAATGTGGAAATTTCCGTCGTCATATATTTGACTATTATTGTTATTGAATCTCAAAGAACCAGAAGTTGCATCATTGCTTACAACTGTTGCTGCTGTGGTTCCGTTTACAGAAAGATTTCCGTTGTCGGTTAAAGAAAGTAATACTTGATTATAAGCATTATTTACTATTTCAAGCGAACCACTATTATCCACTCTAAATGTTTTAGCGGGAGTTCCTGCCCCAGAAGAAGCATTTGTAACACGCATAAAATCAAGGTATGTAGAACCACCAACAGTTCCAGAACCAAAAACACTAATTGAAGCAGTAACACCTGATGTTGGCGAAGTCATAAACGAACCACTCATCAACATTAGGTTTGTTGTGTTATATGTTAGATTGGCATTATCTGTTAATCTTCCATTTGTTGTGGCAAAAGGAACTCGACCAGATGTTAGACCTTCGCTTAAAGCAATTTCTTTTCTTGAAGGACCAGTTGTAATTGAAGCATAATACTTATCAGTTAAAAATTCAATAGCACCCGCTTCTGCTGTACCAAGTAGAGTTCCAGAGTTAAATTTCAAAGGCGCTGTGTTTGCAGTTGCCGTTCCTGCTTTTATATGTAAATTCGCAGTAGCATTAGAAACACCAATACCAAGTTGCTGTGAGGTATTTATGGTCATGGCGCGGGTATTATTATTCCAAAACGACACAGGAACTGACTCGTTTGTATAAATTAAAATACCGGCGGATTTTGAGCTTGCGCTACTTCCCATCCCGAAGAAAGCTGTTCCCGCAGTTGTTACACCAGAAAATCCAGCTTCACCAGCAGGATTTGTGCTGTTGTTTGTAACAATCATAGCAGTTCTTGCGCTTTGATTGAAAGACATGTTCAAAGTTGAATTGCTTGCTGTGTATGTCAAAGCAGAGCTTCCTGCCAATCTGCCGCTTCCTGTTGTAAAAGGAATTTGTCCGAATGTTAGACCATTATCTGCTAAAAGAATGTTTTTACGGGCAGTGCTGCTTGTAATAGTTAGGTAAAGATTATCTCCATTAAACTCAACAGCACCGGCTTCTGGCGAGGTCAGAAGAGAACCAGATGCAAATTTCAAAGGCGCTGTATTTGCTGTCGCTGTTCCTGCTTTAAGATGTATTAATGCTGTTGGTACAACCGTGCCACCGACATACATTTTATTTGTAACATAAGCAGAACCACTATTATCAACCCGAAATCTTAAAGTTCCTAAACCAAAGGTTGATGCTTCAATGCGAGCCTTTGTATCGCTTGTAATGTCAAAATTTCCGTTATCACTATAGATGAATGCTGACGAATTTGAATCAGCAAACAATGCCATTCCTTTTCCTGCTCCGTCCAAATTACAAAGGGCGAGAACTGGATTTTTTAATGCTCCATTTACATTATCCAAAAAGGTAAACCTAGAAGAAGTGCTCGGTTTAAATTCTACAACTGCATTTGCATTAGAAAAATTTCCAACAGAAAACCCAACACCAAGACGAAGATTTCCTACTCCCTGTAAAAACAATTGATTTCCGGCAGAAATATTTAAATTTCCTGTCATTGTTCCGCCAGTTAAGGCAAGTTTAGAGGACAAATCGGTTGTTAAATTTGCAACAGCAGATTGAGAAATGGCAATGTTTGCAGAGGACATGCCTGTTACTCTGCCTTTTGCATCCACTGTCACGACAGGAACCACGGAAGCAGAACCAGATGTTGCGGCGGTAGTTATTGTCTTTAATGTTGGATTTGGATAGGAACCTGTTAAATCCCCTCCTGCATTGCCAGTAGGAGAGCCACCACCACCTCCACCGCTTGCAGAAACCCAAGAGAATCCAGTTAGAGAAGTAGAATCAGATTGTAACACATAACCATCTGTTCCTGGTGGAATAACATAAGATCCAGTTGGATAAATCTTTAAATTAGCAGGAGAAGAAATACCTACTAAACTAATGCCCTTTTTTAAGTTTGAATTATTAATAGGCATTCTTCACCTACACTCTGTACAGAATACCATAAGCAGTTTGATAGATATTTACATGTCCCTTTCTTGGTTTTTGTGGAACTTCACCAAGTTCTGTTGTGTCTTCTTCGTCTGGATTGACATACATATCTTCTACATTTTCTTCATAATTCTTTGCTATATCAATAAACTCCATTTCTTTTTCAAGAAATCTCTTGGTAAGAAGAATTATAACTTGTAAAACATCAATCTTATCGTTTGGCGGATAAAATGATTCTAGTGAATTTATTATCGCTCCACTTCTAATGGTTCCTTTAACCAAAACTCCTTTGGTATCTAGGAACTTAAAATATCTATTTTGAGCAGGATATGTATCAGATGTTACATTATCTTTTGGAATTGTGAATATTTTATTCTTAGATGGAATAACTACTATATCAATTAAAGGATGATCGTAAATAACAATATTATTGTCCAAAGTTTTTCTTATATTAAGTTTAACTTTTAAGAACCTTGGTCCAAAGATAATTTTAATTTCTTCTTTCTTTGGTTCTTCAGTTGCACCTATAGGTGTTCCAATATCTTCTGGATTAACACCAGCAGCTGCAACTTCATTGTCTGTTATTTTAATAGTTATTGCCATATTTTAGTTCTCTAATTCATTGACGAGTTTTTGGAATTTAAGGATCTTTTGTAGATACTTCTCGTCAATTTCTTCATCTTTGAGAGTGTTAAATCTCTTTTTGACTTCGACTAATTTCTTTAGAATTTCTTTGTCTTCTTTAATCTCTGCAACATTGTGAGCAGTATTTAATTTAGAAGAAATGTTTTGTAATTCTTCGTTTAAGAAAACAACAAAATCAGTATTATCATCTTCTGTTGCAGTCATATATTTCTTCAATAAAGACTTCTGGTTTTCTAATAGATCAGAGTATTTTTTGTTAAAAGCATTTAAATAACTATGAACAACATACTTATCAATTTTCTCATTAATTTGATCTAATGTTTGTTCACCAACTGTCATCTTCTCAATCGCTTGTCTCTCCATCAACATTCTTGCTGGAATGGAAACTTTTTCTCCAAAGATTTGTTGAAGAGTAGCAATATCTTTATAGTTTGGAACATAATTTGCAAAAAACTTAGGAGTTAACGAACGATTAACTTTAGCGATCAAAGAACTCTGTTGTTGGAACACTTTATCCATTCCAAGACCAGAATACATTCTTTTCGCTTCTGATAAAATTCTTTCTGCCAATTCTTTATCTACATTTTTTGTTTCAAGAACGGCTTTATAAATTTTTAGTTCTTCTTTGAGAACTTTTCCTTCTGAAAAATATTCCACAAATAAATTACGAATCTCTTGTAATTTTCTTGGATCATTATCTAATTTTGCTTTTGTGTATTCTCTTACAAGAGCTTCGTATAAAAATAATGTATTTCTTTTTTTATTGTGGTTTATCTTCATTTTTACTCTTCCATTATGGTTTCTAAATCCCGGTCAAGTTTATTTAATTGATCCTCGGCTGACTTATTATAATTAGTATCAATTGACTCTGCAATACCTTTTGCTAAACGATCTGATGTAACATATCCAAATCCGAAAGTATTTCTCTTGGAGTTCTTACCATACGCTTGACTTCCCCATAAAGATTTAACATGTCTTGTAAATGGTCCGCGATCTTCTCTTTTGTCATCATCAACTGGTTTATATTTTTTGCCCTTTGAACCAAGAGTTATGTACGCTCCATCGGCATATTCAATTTTAACTGGTTTATCTTTGTCGTCCCTTGCTACAACACTGTCTCTTTTGGCTGGTGCTGTTGGTGGTGGCGCTGCTAATAGTGCTGATCCGCCTTCTTCACCTGGGGCGGGTGGGGCTTCTGCTCCTGCCTCTGGTGTTTCTCCTGCTGGTGTTTCTCCTTCGGGCGTTGGTGGTGTTAATCCTGCTCCTAGTCCGCCCGGGGCTTCTGTTGGAAGCGTTGCCTCTGCTCCTGCTGTTGGAGTTTCTGCGCCTGCTGGTGCGCCAAGTCCACTCATATCTCCTGCTGTTGGAGTATCTTGAGCAGATGCTTCAAGAGCAGCATCAACTCTCTTATCGTAGAAACGCTGTCTTTCAATCTTCTCGAAATCTTCGTCAGACATGCCAAATATATTCTTAGAAACATATTGACGAGAGAAAAAGTTTGCACCAAGCGCTTTTGAAGCAACATCAAGTTTTTGACTTAATCCCTCTAGTTCTTGCATTTGAGCAATACGAGAAGGATTATTAAGAGTAAGTTTAAATGAGATTAAATCATCACCTCTAAATCCAAGAGTATAAAGGTGAACAATACCAATTTTTTCCATTTCTGAAAGCATTGCTCTTTGTAGTCTTTGAATTGTTCTAGCAAAACGAATGTCTTTCTGAGCAAGTGTTGATTTATCTTCCCCTCCTTGATCTGATTGAGATAGATAAGCTTTTGGAATCTTAATCGCCGCAAACAATTTATCTTTTAGGTATTTAATATCATCAATTGAATCAATACCTTTTTGACCGGCAAGTGGAGTGATCTTGGATGCCGAACCAGCGCGGACAGGCAGATAATAATCTTCTTCTACGCTTAGAGGATTATAGCGAAGATCTACTTGCCCTGTTGTATCATCTACAACTTGATGTCTTTTGAGTTGAGTAATGACTCTCTGCATGTATTGTTCAACATCTTCTGGGGGAATACCAGAAACGTCGATCTCAAATACTTTTCTATCTGGAGCACGAATAACACGCGCTGCCATCATTGCATCTTCTACAAGAATTAATTGTCTCCAAATTCTTCTTGCTGGATCTAATACAGATGTACCATAGGGAGAATACTTATCATTACCCAGTACACGAAAGTGAGCAATCTGCCAGTTCTCAAAAGTTAAACCACCAGCATTCCACTGGAACTGAATATAGTTTGGATTGGTTTGATCTTCGCCTTCTAGTCTTTCAATCTCTTGAGAAGGAAGACCAATTGCTGATTTAACACCCAAGACTTCGTCTGTATCAAGATATAAAAAGAAATCTCCATACTTGCACATTGTTCTTGCCCAGTTAAACAGGTTTGATTCAATATTTAATGTCTTGTAGAACAATGTGTCAATAATGTTCTTGATTTCTTCGTTATGGCAATCAATCTTTAATAGTTTTGAAACCTCTGTAAAGGTCGTCATTTCATCTGCATAAACATCAAGAGCCGATGCTAACTCTGGATAAAATTCCATTTGTTCAAAGTCAACATATCTTTCCGCACGGCTTTGGATTGCCATGTTTCCAGAGCGCAGTGAGTCAAATGGGTTGTAGACGTTTTTCTTGTATGATAAACCTTGGAGAGAATTAAAACGACTAGCATATTTATCTAATTGATATTTTCTTTCTCTTGTTGGTTTTTGCGCTCTAAAATTGACAATAGGACCAGAAAATAACTTGGTTAGTCTCTTGAACAAAGGAGAGTTGTGATTTTGTATATTTTTTGTATAATCTGGTTTTTTGTCTGCCATATTTTATTCTCACTTTAACCAAGAAAATTCTCTTGCATTGTTGTAGGCTTCTGCCCATCTTTTTCTTTTTTCGGCGGTAGCATGTTGAGGCATTCCTGGTATTGATGACTCAAATGTTCTACCGCCAACTGACAATCCTGTTATGAATGCTTGACGATATTGTACATCTCTTTGGGAAATAATTAAGGCCCCTTCTCTTACCCAACAGGCAATAGCAAGGGACATTACTAAATCATCATTACAACCTTTAATTGCCTCCGCTTTGCCGTTATTCCAAACAAATGTTTCTAACTCTGTAATTAGTCTTTCGGAATTGATTTTTACAGACTTGGTTCGTAAAAACTCTTCCATTTTTGCAATAGCAAGAGGACGCATCTTAACATTAGTAGAAAAACCAGGAACAGCGCTGGAATCATATGTTGCTGTCATTGGCTCAATAAAATCATAACTTGATTTTTTGTGGTGGTAAATGGATGGATGTCTCATTGATTTGAGTTTTTCCAGTACACCATATCCAAAGGAGTTATTTTCTACAATTGTTAAACATAGACCATAGTCTTTTGATATTTGAAACAAAAGGTCGGCATAAAGTTCTGGAGTTATTTTACCTTGATACTCTGCCACTTGTTCCATAGAATCTACATCAAATACGTGGAATGCTGAATTATCTTCTGCATCGCCACGGGCAACGTCAGCAGAAAGTAAATATCTTCTACCTGGTTCTGGTTCTTTAAAAATCCACAAGTTTCCGTCGAATCCACCACGACGATCTGGTTTCATACAGTTTATTTTTATTTCTTGTATAATTTCTCCATCAACAATCGTATTTCCTGAGAAATTAAAAGAGCATTCATATTCTTGGGCAATTTCTTTTTTACCCATGTTTCTTGTTTCGCTATCGAACCATTTTTGATCTCGGTCGGGGTGTGAGTCCCAGTTTAATTTAATAGGGTTAAAGTTATTCTTTCCTTGTTCTGCATCAGTATATGTTTTATGAAACCAGTTACCAACACCCTTTGGAGTTGATACTGCAATACAGCGACCACCAGTAGCGATCGTGGGGTAAATACCAGCCCACATTTCATCCATACCCTGGATGATGCCAGCTTCGTCAACGACAAGCAAAGAGAGTGCTTCAGAACGACCAGAGTCGCCAGTTGTGGACGCCGCCTTGACCCAAGAACCATTATTAAGTTCTAGTGTGGATTTGTTGTCTCCCTGAATCTTTGCAATTTTCATCCACTCTGGAAGATTCTTGTACATGGTCTTAACTTTCTTAACCATACCAACGGCAACATTTAATTGTGTAGCAACAGATAAGACAGTCTTTTCTCTATGAAACAATACCATCCAAAGAATAAAGCCCGCAGTTGCAGTCGAAAGACCCATCTGACGAGCTTTAAGTACGATATTAAATCTATAATCTTGAAATTGCTTTATACAATCTTCTTGGAATGGATAAAGTTTAAAACTAATAAGTCCTTGAACTGGATGGGAAATTTTGACAAAGTTATTGATAAAATAAATGGGGTCTTTCCCGCATTTAATTATTTCTTTAACAACTTCCTTCTTAGTTAATTGGACACTCATGCAACTCGCTTAGGAGCTTCTTCTGCTTTCTTCTTGTTCTTAAAGAGTTTGCTATGGTACTTATCGTATTGAGCGATAATCTCACTCTTATATTCTTCTGCTTCTGGGATACCCGTAAGTTCATAACATTTGTGTGCTGTTACGGAAGTTCTAAAGCGAGAAACTGGTTGAATCAAAACATCGAAATCCTTAACTGTCTTACCATTCTTTAAAGTTCTTTTTGCTTCTTTGACTGAAAGAGTTTTGCCAGTAATTTTTTTAAATTCTTTTTTAATAAAAGTTAATCCTCTTTCTAACATTTCTTCTACTTCATCTTCGTATTTGCCAGCGCCTACTTTGTGAATATACGCTAAGGGAACTTCTGTGTGGTAATTAATAGTTAATTTTCTTCCACCCATTTTAACATGAAGACCATCCATTATTCTTTTATCAAAAGCATAACTTCCTTCTTCTCTTCTAAGACCAACTCTATTATCTGAATCTTCGTTATAAGTTGGTCCATCATACATCAATGAGGCTGCTTGACTAATCCCACGGACAATTTCGTAAATATCATTTTGGACCTCGTTGTTTACTATTTCTGCCATTTGTATTCTCTTCCTTCTAGGTGTATAACATAGCATTTAGAACAGCAATCAAACTTGGTCATATAAACTTCGTCGTCTGTCTTATATGCTTGCTCTCCGCAGTAAGAACAATTTTTAAAGTTCCTCTTATTAAGTAGTTTTTCTTTAACAATAAATCCACCTTGATCTTTGTAATTTTCGTATGGCTGTTGACGATAATATTTCTCAACTTCTTTAACTTGTTCAAGGTATATCTTTTCTTTTTCTGCAGTCCAAAATACAGAAGGATCAAGTATGGCTTTTTCGCCATACTTGATCTCAACTGTTTTTTCAAGAGCAGGAATCTGTTTTGGATCAAAAGGCATAACTACCTCTTATTTTGGCTTTGGAGCGCTGTGGCCTTTGCCAACTTTTTCACTGAAACCTTTTGTATTTGGAGCACCTGGTTTTGGCCAATTACTTCCTTTTCCTGTACCTGGGCTTTGTGTAAATGGAGCAACTTTTGCTGGTCCGTGTCCTTTTGGTTTTTGATCTGCCATAACTAATCCTCCTGAGATTATACAATAAATAGTATCGCAAATAAAAAAGGCACCAAGGTTTTATTCTTGGTGCCCTAGAAGTGAAGAAAAATTATTTCTTAACTGGTTTCTTTACTTCTTTCTTTTCTGGCTTTTTGCCATTTCCATTACCTTTTGCCATGATGCACCTCCTAGTGGTGATATAAATAGTTAGTTGAAATACGCAAATCCCTCTTCGTCCTTGTTGATCTCAATTATTTTATCAACCGAATCTTTTAATGTATCTAGGTGAGTGATTAATAATACAAGCTTAAATTGTGTTTTAATCATTTCTAGAACCTTAATAAAACTCTCTAAGTGGTCAGCATCAAGAGATGTTGCTGGTTCATCGAGAATAAACAAGTTGCTTACGGGCAAACTACCGCATTTAATCAATGCTAATCTAATTGCCATAGCAACTAGAGACTTCTCTGCTCCCGAACAGTTTTCGATTGCTCTTGGAGAAGAATTAGGATGTTTAATATAGATCTCTAACTTGCCATCTTCATTCTGAAAACTTGCCTCAAATTCTACAATATTTGCTAGCAATGAATTAATTTCTTCGTTAATAATCGGAAGAGTTCTCTTGATTAATTCAAATGGTATTCCGCTATTATGTGTACACTTAAGGAATAATTCATAAGACGAGTATTCTTTTTTTAATCTATTAAGTTCTTCAATTTGCTCCTCATAAGAATCTATTTGCTGTTCAATTGAAGCAAGATCGGCAATTGCCTTCTTCTGTCTGTTTTCTTCTTCTTTTAATTGGACAAATGAAGATGATTTGCTTTTAATTAATGATTCTTTTTGTTTTTCTAATTCACCAATGTTTTCGTACAGTTCTCTATTTGATTCGTAGCGAATCATTAGTTTCTCGTTTTCTTTCTGTTCTTCCTGAATCTTTGATTGCTTTGCTTGTAAATCAACTAATTCTTTTAAAAGAGAAGCAACTTTCTTTGAGGAGTCGCCAGACTTAATTTGAAGTTTAGAATATTTGTCTAAGTATTCATTTACTTTATCAGTATCTAACTTAAGAAGATCACCTTTTAATAATTCTTCTTTTTCTTCTAGAGACTTTAGAGCAAGTTCAACAATTGAAATCTCTTCTAATGATTCATAAGCATTCTTTTTAAAAGAACAATCTTTGTATTGATCTTTCCCGCAGGGTACAGTCTCTATAAGTCCTGCTGACTTCTTGTAGATTGATAAAGAATTATTTTTTAGTTTCTTATCATACAAGATCGCATCGATTTCTTTTGTAATTTTCTTGGAGGTTTCTTGTTTCTTTTTAAGTTCTTCAACATTTAGTCTTTCAATGACTTCATTAATCTTAGCAATTGTATCTTCGTGAGTTTTTAGTTCAGTTTTTTTATCACTGATCAAAGATTCTATTTGAGATAATTTAGAGTTAAGTTGTTCTTGTAAAGAAGTAATCTTCTCAATATCAATTGGGTCCTCTACTTTTGCTAGATCTGCTGTTAATTTGTTGAGTTTGTCCTGTAATAACTCTTGTTCTTGTTTTAACGACTCAACAGACTCATTTACCTCTGACAAAACATTAAGAGAAGCATGGTGCTTAAAATGAATATCTACAAGAATCTTTGAATAATCTTTTATCTCTAATTTTTTAATTAAAGACTTAAGTTCATTTGCATATTGATTCGCTGGTTTATATTTATTTTCAAATATTTGAAGATCAAGAAAATTCGCTAAGATTTCTTTTCTTCTTGCCGAACCTTCATTAATGAAATCAAGGGATCCATGTTGAGTTGATAAGGAGGTATTACAAAAGTCCTCATAGGTTCCTATTTCCTTGCGAATGTTCTTATCTGTCTCGTTTCTATCATTTCCGTTTAAAGAATTAATATTCAAAGAAACATCTGTAAACTCAAAATCAACAGAAGTCTTTCCTTCTTCAACCAGTTTGCCCTTTGACTTCTTAATATTCTTTTCTGTCTCTCTTAAAACAACATATTCTCCGTTGCCCGTTTTTATTTCAATTCTACCTTTACCAGAATTCTTTCTTTCATTTATCACATCAAAATTCTTACGAATATTCTTTGATGTGGTATTAAACAGAGTATAAAGTAAACTATCGATTACACTTGATTTTCCTGAATAGTTTTTACCGAAAATACCAACAATACCAGATAGTTCAGAGAAATCTAGTTTATTCCCTTCTTTGTAGTTGAACAGATTGTCCCATTCAAACTTTGCCAGTTCCCACTTAACATTTCTTGCTGTTTCGTCTTTGATTTCAGCATCAAGGTTAAACTTGGTATTAATATCTAGGACCTGTTGTAATTGTTCATCTGTAAGATTCTCAGAGGACAAGAACTCTTTGATTAGATCCTGCTGAACATTATTGTCTCTCAAGTTTAATTTTGTTTTATCGGTATCTTCTACTTTGTTTTCTACTTCCTTCGCATGTTTATTAACTATGAGAATTGACTTTATATTACAACGAAGTTGAATATCTCTCTTGAGTTTTTCAATGAACTCTTGATCATAATACTTATCTAAAACAATTCTAACATTTGAACCCGCAGGAACCACTGGATTAACACCAGAATATTCACAAGTTATAAAAGGACTTGGATTTTGAAAGTTAACTGGTTTAACAGAGAAGTTTTTCTTGTCTTTGATTGTCCATACAAGAATACCTTTGTTTATCTCTTCTCCAAAATTCTGTTGAATTGTTGAACCACAATAGGCAACTCTATCTGTTAAAAATTGTTGTTTATGAATGTCTCCAAGAAAAGCAAAATCAAAATCATCAAAGATGTTGATACTATCGTCCGTATCTTTCATCGCCCAACCAGTATCCGTTTTTGCTCCTTGAATTGCCCCGTGGTAAAGAGCAATGTTAATTTTATCTGGGTTTGATGGTTTAATCCAGTTATCTCGATCAAAGATCGATAAAACATTTAAACAAAATTCTTCGTTGATATGAAACTCACCGGAGTTTTTAAGCAACTTAATTCTTGGATTATTGATTGCTTCCACAATTGGAGTAATAGCATCCTGTCTATCGGCATTCTTTAAGTTGCCGTCGTGATTGCCGAGAATAATATAAAGAGGAGCAATGTCGGCAAGATTGTTAAATAATCTACTTGCCATCTCAACAAATTCTGGTGAAATGTTTGTTTTCGTATGAGCAATGTCTCCGCAACATACGATACAATCAACTTCTTCTTTTTCTACGGCATTGTATAGTTGCCCAAAAATATGTTCGTAAGTGTTGTGGTGTTTTAAATTTTTAATGTGAATGTCTGCTATGTGGGCAAATTTCATCAAGCAACCTCTAATTCTTGTTGTAGTAGTGTTTCATAAGTCATTCGTTTTGCTTCTGACTTTCGTTTTTGGAATTCTTCTTTTGTCATTTCTCCTGCGTCTTTGTATGGAGAAATTTCTACTTTGTATGTTTCGACTCCGTAGTTAATGAATTTTTTAATGAGTTCATTTTCTTTTTTCTTCGCATCTGGATCAAGAGCAAGATAAACTGCCGTATCATAATTTACAATCCTTTGAAAAAGTTTGTTTTCTTCTCTTAGAGTTGAACCAAGAAGAGGAACAGAATTCTGTCCTGCCTTTACGGCATCAAATATTCCCTCCGTAAGTATTATGTCGGAGTCAAAATCAAGATACAACTCATTAAAAACAATATCTTTGGATGCTGGTGGCATCTTGAATTTATTAAATTTTTCACCCGTAATCGTTCTACCAACAAAATAATTTAAGTCTCCGTTAGAGTTGAAAGACGGGAAGACAACTCTGTTTTTATATTCTCCGTCAAAACAGAATCCCACTTTCCAATAAAGAATATCCTGCTGTGTAAGTCCTCGCTTCTTAAGATAGTTTAAAGGCTTTGTATGGGCAAGAGAATGCTCTAGACCAGTAAGAGAAACGAACTTCTCTGGTAGAGAGAAGATTTCCTCGATAGACTCCTCTTTGTCTAAGAATAGATCATCTAAATTTGTATTTAGGTCAATTTCACCATCAAGCATCTTCCACTTTTGGAATGCTTCAAATGTACCTTTCTTTCGAACAAGTTTGCGAATGTTGCCTGCTGTATCACAGACCCAACATTTATACTTGCCCTTGTCAAAGTTAAGGGACATTTTTCTTTTGTGATGTTTACAGAAGGGACAAAAAAATAAAAATTCATTTCCTGTCTTGTGATAATCCCCAAGAAATGAACTAACTATGTTTAACTTTTCAGTGATTTCCATTGTAAATAACCGGCTTTAGCAATAATAAAACTATCGCTTCTATCCATAGATCCAGGTACTGGATTGCCATGGGCGGTGTATTCTACCTTGAAGTCGGGTTCTCGGTCAAGCACTGCTTCAAATACGACTTCTTTTGCCTTCTTACCTTTTTCCAGTTTAATCCCATACATTTTCCTCGCTGTTCCTGCGGAGATAAACTGAGGATCCAAACCTATCACATCACAACAGATCCAAGACACAATGCCATTGAACCTCATTAGTGTTGAAATTGTTTTAGCAGAAGACATTCCAGCAGAGAAAGACATGAGAGGCTCTTCTACATAGACTGCTTTAATATCGTATGTTTTGTTGATATTTTCGACATACTTTTTAATGTTTGAAGCTTTAACAAATAGATCTTTAAGTTTTTCTAATCTCACCGCTTCGCATAAGACAATCTTACCATCTTCGTCTAAGACAGTAAAGGCGGTGGTTGTTGTTGAAATATCAAGTCCTAAAATCATAAAAACATTATATTACATATCAATCTTAAGTTTAAATGTATAATCCAATTCTTTTGTTTTTCTCACCGGATTTGCTAATTTAGCAATACCTATTAGATTTTTTTCTTCATCATAAATACCAATTTGACTGATGAATACTTGTGGTTGGTAGGATGCACTGTAATGAGCAAAAGAACTAGAAATTGTATTTTTGATTATAACATATGGATTTTCTTTAAACGTATTGTCAGAGGGCAATAAAAAACTTCCGCTTTCTGCGTAATAAACTTGACCACTGTTGTTCATAGAAGAAGTTGACTGTCCAACATATAATTCTTCACCCTGTCCTGCTTCTATAAATGATCTATTGTTGCTCCAAAATAATTCATTTTTTTCTGCGTGACAAAACATCGTTAATGTTGGAACATAATTTGTTCCTTGAAATGTCAATTCATATTTTGTTTCTGGAGCAGATCCAGTAACTCCGATATAAGACCCAAAGTGTATCCATTTCAAATAATCATTTACCGCTGAGTTAGATGATGTAAGTGGTTGTATGTATGGAGCTTGCTGACTAGAAAGTTGCTGTGATCCAGTTAAAAGTATTATTCCATGATCGTAAAAAACACTTCCTACAACACTACCCGTTGTTCCGCCGTATGTTTGTATCAATTTACCATTTTTATTAGTATCTACCGCAGACGCAGTTAATACGCCAGAGACATACATATTTAAATGAACACTTCCAGGGTTTATATAACTTCCATAGAAGAAGTTTGGAATTGTAATTAAATTTATTGAAGAAGAGGGTCTAATATAATATGCATATTTGTTTATATCTAAAGACTTGTTTATTGTATCACCAGGTTCTACTTTTTGCACCAATGGTAAGCCGTTGTTTAAAAGATAATAGTCAATTTTTGCATATTCATTTTCTATGACATAATCTTTAAAAACATTTTTTAAAACTAAAATTTTCTTTAGAGAGGAATAGTCCGTGTAATTTGAGTTAAAAATTGTTCCAAATATAGAACTTGTTGCATATATAAATTCTCTATTGATAGAGGAACTATATTGATATGAGCCAGAATAGTTTGCTTTATTTGAGCTTTCATATGAATATGTTCTTGGATATTCTATGATCGATATAGAAGAACTTTTCTCTTGATTCTGATTAATTTGATCATTAATTCTTAAAGAACCAGATTGCATAGTTATAACATATTTTGGTTTAGCCAAAATATCATTATAAAATATGTCATTGTTTGTAAGTTTTTTCATACACTTTTAATAATCCAATCTTACTCTTAAATTAATTGAATCGGCAGAGGTCTTTCTTAGTGGTTCTGATAGTTTAGCAACTGCTAAAAGCTGATCTGTGTCATCATATAAACCAACTGTTGTTATATAAGTTACTGGAGTGTCAATAACACTATTCTTAACAACAATTTGACTTGCAGATGTATATGTGATGTTTGAACTGTAATTGTATTGATTTAATCCAACTTGGCAATTATAAATTGTTGAATTAATTTGAACAGTGTTTTGAAATTGAAGATTATTAACGTGTTTTCTAAATGCATCAGAGATTTCAGTAATAGTTCCCGTAGATGCCAATAACGAACCACTTAAATAACCTCCTGGAGGGTTTGAAACCGAACTGCTATAAGCCAAAGAATTAAATACAGAATTACCTTGATTTAAAGCTAAAACTCCTTGTTGGTAAAACAAGAAACCAATTTGATTTGCGTCTGTATATGTTGAGCCGCTATATATTTTCCAATATTGACCTACTGGAGAATCGCTGTTAACAGTTAAATATGTAGAGCTGGGATTGTCACTCATTTGTAATAGAGGACCTGCAAATTTATGAGCTGTCCAAGAACTTGTGCCCATAGAAGCAGAAAAACTACCAATTTTAATTCCGTCTTTTGTTAAAAGACGAGAAAAATTAACAAAAAACATTCTGTCTACAGTTGATCCGTTAATAACAAAGTTTTTAACATTACCAGTTACATCAAATCCAAATAAAGTTTGAGCCATCTCTTTATAAATTCTGTATTTCTCAGCAGACTGTGTTACTGGTGTCAATGAACTTCCGCTTCTAACTCCGTATGTAAGATCAAATATACTATTTGCCGAAGAACTGGCATACGGATAATCATATACAGATTCAAACAATCCATGACTTGCTGTATACTTTAAAACGTTTGTATCATCTGGATAAGTTCCGTATGTCCCAGAAACAAGAGTTCCTGTAATTGGAATTGACTCATAAAGTGTTTCTCTGGCAGTAGAAATCTGATCTGCTGTTAATGTTGTATAAATCATTATTTTTCTCCGTTATGCCTTATAAAATAATTTGACTGGTATATCAATAGAGTACCCATATGTATTACCAACCACTCTTACTGTTGTAGAAATCATATAAATACTATCAGAACTAGATAGTGTTTTTCCCGAAACAATATAACCAGTTCCTAGAGCAGAACCAAATGTAGTAAAGTAATATGATGGATTGCTTGCTAAAATATTAGAAATTTTTAAAGAAAATTGTAATTCTTTTCCAACCTGATCAATACCAAGCGCATTTAAACTTGTTGCTAATTTTGTGACAGTTCCGTCATTATATGTTTCTACTTCACCAAAGAAATTTGGATTATTAACTACATCCACTTTATAGACATCAGATGTTTGAGTTCTATTAAATGTGTTTGTAGAAAAGACTGGCAAAACAGTATCTGTTTGTAAGTTGTTGTCTCCAACTTGTAAGAAAAGTCTGTTTACATAAATAGAAAAAGATGTTTCTTCTAGGTCTGGATTCTGATTTGTACCGTTGTTTTTCAAAGAAACATTTGTTAATGGGTTATCAAATCCTTGAGAAACTTTAACTATTCTTTTCACCAACTCTGAACTTCTAAACGCTACAGAGGATGCTAAATTGTTTGCTGGATTTGCAACATTGCTTGGTAAATTAATTCTTCCGTCCAACAAACTTGTTGTTACATTGTTGGAAATAAAAGTCGCAAAGTTGTCAGTGGCAATTAGATCAAGAGCTTCTGTATTTGAATCAATTGTTAAAACTGGAGTTTGTGTTGTAAATTGACTTTGATTCAACTTCATCGCTGGAAGATATAATAAATTATTATCTGTTAAAGTTATTAACTTGCTTGTTAGGTCTGCTACTGCATATGTAGAAGGTTCAAATATGGGCGTTTGTAGTATGCTTAAATCATAATATGCAGAACCACTTGGATTGTTTATATTATATAATCTATAGTCAATTTCTGCATCACCGAGGGCAAATTTCGTCACTAAAAAATTTCCGCCACCTTGAGCTAATTTTTGTCTGCCTACATCAGTCAATACCGCATCTACAATTATATCACCGCTGTTATTTAAAAATGACATTTTTTATCTCCTGCTCTTTACTAAATAGTATGAAATTGCTTTTTATTTTTTTGGAAACAATTTTCCTATTGCATCAATTTCTTTATCTACATTATCTATAGTATTTATTGTTGATTCTATAATAATCGCCTCTGCTAACGCTGTATTTAGAACAGAATTAACAGGTATTTTTAAATTAGTTGTTTCAATCTTTAATGAACTTTCTTCCGCTTTTACTATGTTGTTTATAAGTTCTGTTACATTTTGATTTTTAAATTTGCTTTTTATAATATTTTTTACTATTTCATCGTTTAGATCTTCTACCATTTCTGGTTTTAGTTTTTCTTTTTCATAATTTTTCATATTTTTCTTTTCTTTGTTAATTGTATATTTTAGATTTAAATCTAATTTTTTATTTGTTTTCGAAGATGTAACTCTAATTTTTAAATAGTTTTCTTGACCGCTTGCAAAGCTACTACCACCATAACCAAAAGGTTTTGATTTTGGTGTTATTGATATCTTGTTTTTAAAACTTTCTTCATATTTTGTTTCTATAAAATCATTTTCAGTCAAAGTATCAGTTTCAAGAAAATAAAAATTTGAGTCTTTAACTAATTTAACTTTTATAATTGGAGAGCAAAACCAATATAAATCTTCTCCGCTTATAATAACATAGTTGTTGTCTATTAAATAAACTGTTTCATCAGTTGGTTTTGTAAATTTAGAAACGTAAAAATAATAATAATTTTTATTTGGTTCTAAAATATCATAAAAAGATAAATTATCACTTTTTACATCTAATTCTTTTAACAAATTTCCATCAGATAATAAATCAGGAGTTAGGTTTTTTATTTCATAATCTGCTCTATAAACAAATATTTTTGTTGGTTGTAGAGCGTTAATAAATTCTTGCTCTTTTGATGGTTTATAATTATTTTTTCCTTCTTTATTAAAAATTGGGACTAATATTTTCTCATGCGATAAAAGTTGAGGTTTTTGAAAAGTAAACAAAAGTTTTGGGTCTTTGTTTTTATATATATCAACTTTTTTATCATATAATAAATCTATATCCAAATCTGGAGTTGGTCCATAAAATTTTGGATTTACTAACTCTTCTGTATATTTGTATATTGGAAATTTTACAAATGATGTAGAAAGAATTTTTAAATATGGTAATACTTTTTTGCCTATTTCCTCTTCTAATTTTGTATAATATTTTACAAAATCTTTATATCTTCTATCTATTGTTTGAAATAGTGGATCTATTAAAAATTTTTCAAACTCTTTTAGCGTTTCTGAATATCCAGAAGATGTTTGATTTGGACTTTTGGGTAAAAGAGGCCCTATTTGCTCCATTAATTTTATGGCATTTAATGAAATATCTTTAAGAGACTCAATTAAATTTTTTTGATCCAATCCGTATTTAACAATAAAATTATATAAATCTTTTTTATCTTTAATTTGTTCTTGAGGAGGAAAAATTATCTTATTTTCGTTTATAGCAATATATGAATCAATTTCATTGATTTTGTTTATTACTAATTGTATGGCATTTTTTACTTTTTGTTTAGCAGCTGGCGAATTAACAGACTCTTTATTAAAAACTTGATCAATATCGAATAAAAAACTCTGATAAATTTCCTTAACTGTTTTTAAATACTCCTCTGCGGTTTTTTCACTTAATTTTTCAGTTGACTTTTTAGAATCAATTATTTTATATAAGAAATAATTTTCTATTTTAAATCCAATTTGCTCAAAAGGAGCATTTTTTATATTTAAATATTTAATTATTTCTTCTTGATTTATGACTATTGGAGAAGTATCATAAAATTGATTTGAATCACCAGTGATAAATAGAAGTTTTGGTATTCTTGTTTTTGGAATCAATACATTTGGATTATCATAAACATAATTTATGAATAAAGATGCAGGAATAGGATTCGTATTAAAATTTTTTGCTTTTTCATCAATTATTGCTTTCACTTTTGGATCATAAGTTTTTACCTTAAGACCAACTATTAATTGCTTAAATAATTGATTTGGAGACAATCCAAGTTGTTTAAAATCTTCTTTTAATATATTATTAAAGAAATTATATAATTGATCAATGATGTTTGTTTTTATTACATCATAAATAAATTTTGGTGGTTCTGGACCTGTTTTTGCTCCATACTCTGTAAGTTTAAAATCTTTAAAAAACTTTTTTGTTTCTTCCGCTTGTTTAAAATCAAAAGTATAAACATTTATATCATTTATAAATTTTACTGCTTTTCTTATCTTATCCTCAAACTGATTTGATACAGAAACGCTTGGATCTAATAATTTATTAACATCTATTACATTTCCGTTTGGGAATGTTTCTTTAGCTTTTGGTGAGGTTTTAGGTGTTGCCATTCTTTTTTCACTTATTTAAGATAAAATAATTTTCCATTAACAAATTTGTGAGATATATCTCATCATTAACTATCTTGCATAAATAATTTCCACTAGTAAGATTTTCTAAAGTTGTCCTGTCCAACAAATTCCAATTTTGTGTCATACTATCTGGTAATAAACTAGACATATAATACATTTTATATTTTGTTTTAACATCTAAAACATAAACAGGTACTAGTGTTATATCGTCTTTCCAAAAATC